TGTTTCCAAGTCTCTAACTCGGTTTTAACATTTGCCGGGTCGATACCGTCAAAACCTTTCAGGGTCTCTTCTGCTGCTTCAGCACGTTCTTTCCAGTCATCACGTTCTCCCTCGACTTTCGACAGGGTTTTTGCTACTTCCTTAGCATTTTTGTAATGCTCAGAGAGTGCTTTCTTCACATCTGCCTGTTTATCTTCCGGGATTTCGATTCCAAATGATTTTAATGTGTCAATAAGTTTCTGCATATATATCCTCCTGGTCGTGTTTATTGACCTGCCGCCGCAGGTATTGGATTAAGCCAGTTAGACCACTGGCAGGGTAATGAAATAGGCGGAATCGAACCGCCGACACGCACCCTATGCGGATGCTGTTCTACCAACTGCGCTATATTTCACTGCACTTTTTGAACTGCCCAGCAGTTAACAGGATAAGCGTTAACCTTTACCCATGGGATAATTTACCCGAACCATCGGCCGCCTGTAAACAGACAACATAATTCTGAGCAAATAAGCGGAACGCCCGGAATCGAACCGGAACCCAGAGTGCGACCCTGTCAGTCTACCATTAACGTACATTCCACATAACCCGGATTCCCGGGTTAGCAAGGTATTTATCGTGTTATGCCTGCCACGAGTTGTTTCGGATATTTATTTCTTTTTTTTAAAGAAAAGTATGAATAATAAAAACCTTAATCAAGGAGGTGTGCCATCTTGCGTGCCAGACGGCAAATACACACGACAGGATTCGAACCTGTTTAAAACTTTCCACTAAAGCGTGTGTACCAGCTACTTTAAGAAAGGAGGATAAAACGAAAATGTTAAAAAACAACCGTTGTGCTTCCTGCTGCACAATTACATTATAACAGATTTATTTTAACTACCTCTCTACCACTTTTTGTGTTTTTAAAGCATATCCCGGAGTTTTTCTACGTATCTCTTGACAAGATCACGTTCCTCTCGGCACTCTGCATCCTTGGACATATCGCTCATTTCTGTTGTGAGTTCGTCCAGATGTTCTTCCAGAGCGGCAAGCATCTTCCTCTTGCAGTCTTCAGACTTGCCGGAACGATAGCTTTGCTTCTGCGTCATGTAGTCATCGTAAGCGTCTCGTCCGTCAGAACGACTGTAATGCCCTCTGACATAATGTTCACCACGTCTGGCATAAGAACTGCCCCGGTCATAATCTGGCATCATTCTGCCATCATTTGCGCTGTATCTCCCCATGCTGTCACGTTTTCTTCCGCGCTCGCTGTAATCGTCATTGTATCCGCCGCGCATCTCGTCAAGAACAGTATTGTAATATTCCACTTTCTTGTCCCAATACTGCGTATTCTTGATATCTTTGTACATATCAATCAACTTGTATGTCATTTCCAGATTTCCGGTGGTTAGTCCATTGTCAGCGATTTTGGAAAGTTCATCTTCGATTCTTGCGCATAAGTCTTTAATATCTCTCATAATCACACCTCCTACGCTTCTCTGGTCACAACAATGTTTGCATTTGCAACAGAAACAGCCTGATCGCTTGTATTCTCTACTGCGATATTAACGCAACATCCGCGAGGTACATCCACATAAATGCCCGTGGACACATTGTTGTACTGGTCTACTGCTGCCGGTGTGGAAATCATCTGGGAGGATAGTACTGGCTCGCCAGAGATTGCAATAGCCAGAGAAATAGCTCCGACAGTACCGCCTGTTGGAATTGCGATATTACCAGAAAAATCCACGAAAAATCTCGCTTTGCACTGGTTAGTCAGTCCTCTCAGGGTGATGATTCCGCTTCCCTCTCTGTGCTGAATACAGTTAGAACCTTTGACTGCTGTGTTTGAAAATACTACGTTTCCATTTGCTGCTACAGTCTGAGCAGCTACATTTGTAAATTCTGCCATAAAAATACTCCTTTCATATCACAAAAGGACAGGTCTCAGCCTGCCCCTCTGTGTAATACGGCATAAGCCGACATCCGAATCAATCGAAAGATACTCTCGATATGAAGTTGTTAACAATTACATCCGGTGTTGCATCCGCATCCGTAATATGTGTTCGGATTAGGAACCTGATATGCCGGGATCGGTGCTGGATTAATCGCATTAATGAGCTGCTGTGTCTGAGAAGCCATTGCAGTTGTGAGAAGTGCAGACTGGCGATCCTGGGATGCGGCGCGTCTGAGGTCATTGTTTTCAGCCTGAAGAGAAGAAATCTTTTCATTGCAAAGATAATCAAGAATGGCTCTTGTCCCTGCATTCTGGCTGTCGATAATGTCTCTTGTGTTGCTGTTCATGGTGTTCTGCAATGCACAGGTGTTCTGTGCCATATTGTAATTTACGCCCTGGATAGCTTCCCTGGTTTCACAACAGCAGTTCGCAAGCTGTGCCTGGAGCGCATTTGTGTTCTGCATATTGGCTACAGTATCGGCATTGATTGCCTGCTGGATGCCGAAACCAGTCTGCATGATGTTGGTGTTGATTCCATTGAATCCGGTAAGCATACCATTATTCATGGCATAGAAGCCATCGCACAGGCCGCTATTGATTCCGTCAAGCTTGCTGATCACTGCAGAATTGTCGAATCCTCTCTGAATATCTGCTTGAGTAGCTGCTGTGGCTACATATCCGCCGCCGTTGCCATTATTGCCCCAGCCGTTGTTTCCCCATCCGAAGAAAGCAAAAATGAATAAAACAATAATCCACCAGCTACCATCTCCACCAAACATGCCGTCATTATTTCTACCATTTCCAGTAGCAGCGGCAATATCTGCTAAGCTATAATTTCCATCCATAATATAATCTCCTTTTTTGTGTATTTACATCAATCTGGCCAGATTGTAATGTACTATTTCATTCCTTTCAACATGTGTTGGAATTGTCCTGCCATCTGTTGGACCTGATTAAGTTGCTGCTGAGAAATCCGTCCAGACTGTAGCATCTTCTCAACTTCTGCTTTCGGGTCTCCCTTAAAATTCTGTTTAAACTGCATAAACTGCTGTATCATCTGCATTGGTCCGTTTCCCTGCGACATTCCACCGCCAAGTGCGTTAAATAATGGATTACTCATCTGCGTTTCCTCCCTTGACTGTTGATTCCTGCACGGTATTAGCCCTAACAGGTTCAGAAAAAGAATTTAATCGGTTTATGATAGCTTCGTATTTGCCCTTTAAATCGTCATATTCCTGTCTGGTGACGTACTTACTGTCCATGTTCTGAGCAGGCTGTTTAGGCGGCATCTGAGTGCCTACTTCATGATACTCAAACGTCCGCAGTGGTTGTGGCATACCAGAAACATCTGTAGATTTTATATAAAATTTCTCTGATTCTGAATCCATCAGTAAAACACTTGTCCCGGGTGCTACCAGATAGGATTTTGCGCCGACTTCGCCGGATACCCACAGGATACCGTTATTATTCTGCTGTGGTTGTTGTACTGGTTGGGCTGGAATCTGGACAGGCTGTTGCTGGAACTGGTTCATCTGTCCAGGAACGCCAAAACTATATTGATAAGGATTGTTATATAATGCCATCTTATACACCGCCTTTCTGATTATATTTTTACACAGAAGTATTAAACTAAGAAGTTCAAAAAAGTATCAAAAAAGTATTGACATATCACCCACTGAGTGGTATTATAATATCAGAAACAGGGAAGAACAAAAAATCAAGGAGGAAATAGAAATGAAAATTAAAATTTATTGTAATTACGGTTGTTTATCGGCTGAAAAAAGAAACGTTTACACATATGGATTCCCAGAAGCCACAGCTACTTGCTGGGACGAAATGACAGTGGAAGTCCCGGAAGGCTGGGAAGTGTTCGAAAATTCCATGGGAAGCTTAATGGTAACAGCTCCTTGGGGCTTTGCTTACGGGATAAATGAAGTACTTCAGGGCAACGAAAAACCATGCTTTTATGCATTAGATAAAAACATGAACGGACACCGCCAGTATTTAAAAGTTTTGGATTGATAGGAGGAATAAAAAATGATAAAATTAAACACATTATCTTACGTTTACGGACAGAACGACACAATAGAGGTCGGAGAGGAATACTATTTCGGTCAGCTCTGGTACGGAGACGGGGACGGGGAAGAGCTGTTAGAGTCCGGAGCAATCGCCGTATATCAGGACGGCGAGGAGCTTATCGTTGACTTTGAAATCCTGGAGCCCACGGAGGATATTTTACAGACCCGAGTCAAAGTTATCGGGATTAACTAGGAGGCAGGAAAATGAAGTATATAATTATGGATTATACAGACGGTGATTGTTTCACCGATGAATTTGAGAACAAAGAAGAAGCCCTTCAGGAAGCGGATGGACAATGAGAGCATCTAACAAGGTGCGAAAAGAAACACAGATCGGAGTTTTACGTGCTGGAAAGCATCAATCCGGACGAGGACACGCCCGATCATTACGACGGAGGCATTGTGAAGCGTTGGAAATAAAAAGAAGAAAGAAAGGAACAATATGAGCATCAAAGAAATTAGATTAATTTCCGGGTTAAGCCAGCAGGCTTTTTCCGATAAATACAAAATTCCCAAAAGGACAATTGAAAACTGGGAAGGCGGTAAAAGAAATCCACCAGAATACGTAATTTTATTGCTTGAAAGAGCTGTAAAAGAAGATTTTGCATAAAAAGAAGGAGGGGTAAATTGCCTCTCCTTTTAGCATACTTTTATAATCTTACTGTTTACTCTTCTGCTTAATCTCTTTACGGTAGATATGCTCACATTCATCTGTTCAGCACAGTATTCGAGCGTATATTCCTTGCATCTCAGCCGGAACAGTCTTTCTTCGTCCGGTGTGAAATTACACTCTATCAAGAATCTGTCTATATCTTTCTTCGTGAACACATATAATTTCATGAGCATACCCCTTACTAATGCTAACGTTGATTCTGCGCAAGATAATTTGTAAGTTTCTGTTTTGTTTTTTTTAATTCTTCTACATTATTCCCACTAATCTGACTATCCAACATGGTTGATAGCACTTCCAAAATCAATGAATCACGTTCCGCGATCCTCTGAAGACTCTCAAAGTCACGCTTATCATGTTCTTCCAGTGTCTCAACTCGTTTGTTGAGTCGAAATGCCGGAGTAATCCACTTAAAGATTACGGCTGCCGCGCCTCCGACAATGGATATCCCTCCGCAGATAGAGAGGAAGATCTGTACAAATTCTGATATGCTCATTTAGCTACTCCTTTTCCCAGTAGTATACCGGGATTTCATTACCACTATCCCATGTATCGTAATATTTGCCATTCTGTACCGTCACTACGTGTCCATCTATACAGAGAATGTATGTGCCTGTCGGATGGTCTGTGCAAAAGTCGTTGACTGTATAGGTATATCGTTCTGATTGTTCAATCAGCTTGCGTCTGTACCCACGTTTATAGAGGTACGCTCCCCAGACATAATTTGCACTTGGCATATCTGACAAAGCGCACGCCTGTACCATTAATCCGGCGAATACTGTTTCCCAGTCGAAACCAGTTGCTTTGCATATTGCTCGGACAACGCAATCTCCTGTTCTTTTATCCTTAACAGGATTCGGATTGTAATATTCCCATCTGTCCATCAGTCAATCCCCTTTGCTGTTTTATATCTCTTTGCCGCTCCTCTGGCTTTAGCGGCGTTCTGACGGTTCCACTTCGCTATCATGAGCCGGTCTTGCAGCTCTCTTAGATCATTGTCTTTGCAGTAATCTTTGTATGCAGAATTTTGTTTCTGCAAAAGATAAGACTTCCGGTCAAGGTCTTGCTGTAATGCGAATTTTGCCTGTTCGTCCTTGCAGTTATCAACCGCCGCTTGCATTCCAAGGACTTCACGCTTTGTTTTGCGGATTCTTCGCTCATAAGCACGTTGTCGCTGTTCTTTTTCATACTGTTTTCCCTTGTCGGCTTTGTCCTGCGCTGATAGTTCTGTATAGGGATTCGGCATTCCTTCCACCCAAACTGAAAAATGATGTCTGCAATTTACTCCACATATTCCATCAGCTTCACCATAATGACAATTTTCAATAAAATCTGGATATTGACTTGCTTTTTGCTTCAGCATTCTACGGTATTCTGGTGTATCTCGTTCCTGAAAGAACTCCGGCTTGATTTCTTTTAATTTTTCCCAGTCTATAGAAAATACCTGCCCTTGCCATACTTCATGGCTTGGGCGGCTTCCTACATGTGCCGATGTCAGTACTAAACCGTATCCCATTTCTTTCATTCTTGCTAACTGAATATCAGCACACGCCTGTGCGACTCCGGTTCTGACAGAACGTGCTACTGCTGTTTCGATCGTGTCTTTTCTGCCAGATGGATATATGACAGTAACGCCATTACTCACAACGTTATTAACTGCCTCTTTGATGGCTTGCGTATATCCAACTGCCCCAGTCATTACATGATTATAGGCAAGGTCGCATTGCTCAATATAGAGCCTCTGAGCGGCACTTGCGGTTGTTCGTGTAAAGTTCTTCCACTCACCCATGGTCGCAAGCATATTCCGTTCCATGAGCCTTATCATAGCCGGTGATTGTTCGAGCGGTACAGGGCTTAATCCTGCCGCCTTGTATATCTTATCATCATAATCGAGAGCAGTGATTCCGGCATCTTCAAACGCCTCAAGAAGTTCCCGTTGTTCACGTTTGGTGTATTTGGATAATTCTGCCAGAATATCCTCTAACAGTTCACCTGATTCCTGTAGCGTTCTGATTCTCCACGCATCGGCATTAGTCAGAATATAATCTTCACCTCTGCCAATTCTTGCCATCATTCTCGACACGATCTCAGAGATGATGTACTGATGCAGTTCTTCTGCTATCTGTTCACTGCCCTCTGTAATTTGCCGTAAATATTCTGGGCTTAACATAACTATTCATCTCCAAACAATTTTGGCTCGTCTGGCTGAGCTTCTTTGACCATTGCTACCGCCTCGTCTTTCGTCATTCCTTCAAACTTTACGAAATACATCCATGCCGGAACCTTTCCAGTGGTCACATACTGCCACCATCTTGCACGATCATTTTCACGCACATATAGGATGTCTCCGAAATCATAATTGACTTCATAAGCCCCAACCGGTGCAAGCCCGTACAAATCAGCATAAACGTTCAATGCGTAAATAACTTCATCTAGGCAAGACTCTAACTTATCCCTCACATCTTTGATGAATTGGACTGTCCTCTGCTGTTCCGCTTCTACTCCCGTAGCTGTCTGAATGCCGCTAGATTCGTTGAAAACAAAGTACCCGTTGGAGAATCCAATCTTGTACCCTAACTGGCTTAAAATGGCGTTTATGCCGGCTATACGGGTATCTGTGTTTAGAATCGGATTGATTTCCTTGTAAAACTCTTTTTCATCCTGTCCGAATACATTCTTTACATAATCTGGTAAACTCATTTCTGAGCATCTGTGTTCCATTGCCTGTGGTGTCATAGCGGAAACAGGCGAGCCGCTTGGCATCAGCAGCCGGTCATCTGCCAGAACAGTCCTCTTAGAATCAAGAATTTCTTTTGCATTACGGCTGTATGCAATGTCCAGGTCTTTTAACTCCTCAATGGCTTCGGCAAATATTGGCAAACCCAATGGTGCGTTAATATCCACGTTATTCGCCTGCGGTGTCCGCAGTACTCCGTACAGAGGTCCGTCCAGCTTCTCACCGTTTGCCTTGAGTATCGGCGGCGTATCTTCCATTAGGTCAGCCCATTTGGTTTGTTTGAGGTCAATCTTGTCTCCGATGCTTTGAGGGGATTTTGATACATAAGCTCTATTAGAAACATAATACGGATAGGTTGTCACGCCATTCACGGTAGTCTCAACAAATCTATGATATTCAAGCCGTGTATAATATTTCCGTCCAACAGTGTAAGAGTCCTTAAATATAATCCCTTTGATTTCCTGATTATCATAATCCACAATCATCACGTCTGCCGGAGTGAATACGTCAAGGCTCTCACCGTTTGGCTTAATAAACACTGTTCCATAAGCACAGCCATACTCTACCCAGTGCCGAATCTGGAAGTATACCTTGTCAATCTGCTCCTGTAACCATGTTGCCCTTGCAGAACCATCTATCTGAATGCCAATCGCCAGTGTTGTAAGTCTGGCAGTCTCAGAACACACAGATTTAGCAAAATTAATCGTCTTGATGTTATTCTTGTCATCTAACCATTCCGGCACGCCCCTATAGATGTTCGCACACCGGTTAATCAGTGATTCCATCTCCGGGAATTCTGCCGCCTGGATATTAAAGTCCTCTTCGGCTTGCTTTTTGAATATCATGTTAAACCACCTTTTTAGTGTTGTTATAAGTCCCATTATGCACTCACGCCCCAGTATTTTATCTCACCCTGTCTACGTGCTTCTGCTGCTTCTTCAAGCGTGTCATGCCTGCCTAGATCAACTTTTTTATTATCTACATAGATTGTTGCTCTATATTTCCCTCTGTCCATGGAAACACCAGTAACACCAGTTGAATTTATTTTTTCCATTCTTTTGTTTCTTGCCTGCTGAGTCCATGTTGCCCATCTGCAATTTTCTGGCGAATAGTCCGAATTTGTGTCTATTCTATCAATACTCAAATTATCAGCATATCCATTTTCTAATGCCCATAGAACAAACGCTTCTGAACTTTTATTCCATTCTTTGCAAACCTTTATTCCTCTTCCGCCATAGTCTTCATAATCTTTGTCATTGGGGTTATTGCATCTCTGACGAATTCCCTGCCAGATTTTATATATTCGTCTATATTTTAGGCTATATCCTCTTTTAAGCATTAGTCCCTCTTCTCCTCCATAATGATTCTGTTGCGTATCTACAAGCATCGACTAAATGGTTGTTCTCGTCAGGATATCCACTTATAACGTTTCCATCTTTGTCTCTTTCATATTCGTACTCTGAAAACTCTTTGTAAGCGTTAGGTGTTCTTTTGGGGTCAATAACAATAGTTCTTGTCTGAAGCCATTTCATAGAATACTCCACACTTCCAGGCCCTTTTATCGCACCCCTTGCTGGAAGTCCAAAGTCTCTATAATCATTGATTGATTTAGGCTCCGCAGAATCGCAAGTAATAGTATAATCATCGTATTTTCTTTTTAGAATCTCGTCTGCTGATTTCCTATTACTCCATTTATTTTCGTAAATTTCATCAATGAGATATATCTTTTCAGTGTTATGATTGTAATACAAACGAATAAAAGCATACGGATCAGGGAAAAATCCCCAGTCACACCCCTGAAATATTTTGTCCATGCGACTGATCTCTTCATCTGTAATATCTCTAATCTCCAGATATTCAAATACGTTTCCGCCATCGCCATTCGGAACACCCAGGTATTCATGCTCATAGGCTTCTGGATTGATTTCTTTCAGATGCGCTGCATCGTCAATAAACTTCTGTCCGAGCCACTCCGTCGGAGCTTCCAGATAACTCGAATGATGGATAACTCTTTTCGGGTTAGGCGTGAGCTTGATCCTGTTTACCCAGTTTGATTTTGATTTTGGTGGGTTATATGATGAAAAATCATAGGATTCATCGCCACCACGAAGCACTGACTGATTAACAGAACGCTCCTGAGCGTCTCCCTTCATTTGATCTTTTTCCTCTTTCCAGAGGATTCCAATGTATCCAAACTCTGGCTTAATAGATTTCAGTTTGGTTTCATCGTCCAGACCACGGAAGTATATTGTCTGTCCCGTCTTAATATACTTGATCTCAAGTGGTGACACCTTACATTCAAATTCTTCCATCAATCCCAGTTCATTGATAGCCCATTTCATATTGGCATATACAGAATCTTTCAGAGTACCAGCCACCTGTCTTGTAATGCAGGCGTGCATCTGAGGATTATTCTTGATAAGCTCAACAATTTTAAAAGCTACGAATGAGGATTTTAGACCGCCTCGACCGCCCTCAAATACATATTCAATGTTGGGCTTAATCTGTCGGTTAATATCCACGAATGCCTTGCCAAGTACTCTGGCAGGAAGTTCATATTTGCTTTCATCTGATTTTGATACAGCTACCAACTGTTCCCATTTGTCCACCGCCTGCATATTTCCTTTAATAGCTTTATCGTATACAGCAGCTACAATACAGGCATTATTATTTGCATCCTCATCAGATATTCCCATCTTTGTGAGTTTCTTTTTCGCAGCAGTCGGGGCAGGATTCTCAGCTATCATTTTTGCTAATTCAGAAAGAGTCTTTTTTTGACGGCGTGCTTGACCTGATGCAATACCACCTTTTTTTGCAATTCTCGCCTGCTCCTCGCCTGCTCGAAACTGTGTGGCCACCCCATTATTTAAATTCTGATCATTTGCCATTCTATCAACATCCAATCATATCCTTTCTGAATTAAAATCCCCTAGCATAGCTATAGTTATATACACTATAATACCATACTAGGGTTAACTACCTCTATACCACTTTTAGTTTTTATCAATTTTATAATCTTCCGGTCAATTTTGCCAAGTGATAATATTCTGCCATGATCCTGCGCTTGTATCCGTAGAAATCATTTTCAGATACCGGCATATCTCGGAATCGTTCCATTGTCCGGTATCCTATGCAGTTCACTATGCTGTCGTATATCTGCGTTTCTATGCCTGGCGCATATTTGATTGACACTTGCAGAAGATTGTACTTGTCATTCTCGTCAAGGTGTCTGAAATGACTTTGAAGTGCCGGTATATCATCCGGCGGCACTCCATAGTCGGTTAGTGTAGCTTTTCTAAGATTCATTTAATCATCTCCTCCAACTTATTTACAGCTTCTTCACGGGTGAGGAATATGGTTTTACCAATTTCACTCGTTGGAAAGGCTCCTGTTATTGAACCGCTATAATTTTCATAGTAAAATATAATTTGATCTTCTATATCTGGTTCAACATAACTATCGCAATATCCATATGAAAATGCTTTTATTTTATACGATTCCGGATATCCAAAATCGTTATCCCACACCATATCTCCGACTTTGCATGGCAACCTCACAAGCAAGCCCTGTTCTTCTGCTTCTTTGTAAGATTTTAATTCTTCAAGCCACTCCGCAAGTTTTTCGTGCTGTTCTGCACATTTCATACAATTAGCCTTCATATAATTTTCTACAGAATCATTTGAGTCAAATTTTTCTGCGTCATTATAATTCATATCTGCTACTTCTTTTGTATGAACAATAGCTTCTTCAAGTGTTAATCTCTCCATCTAATTCACCTCTTTCAACTTCTCAACTGCCAGCTTCAAAGACTCAATAAATTCATCGTTCAATACCGTGCGGTCTGGATTCTTAATAAATTTCTCAAGTGTGTTAATTTCTTTCTCTTCAGGTGTAAAAAATTGTAGTTCTTCCTGCTTTCGCAATTTCAAGGATTTCGTCTATATTATTTTTCCAATTACCTACATTACACAAATCCTTCTTACACTTAGTATTATTTGCATCAAACACACATTGCGAACATTCACGCCAACTACCGATACAATCGCATATATCTACAATCCGCTCAATAAACTCTCTTGCCGTCATTTCTTTCGTCCCGAGAAGTTCTGATGCCTCATAGAAAGCAAAGTCTGATCTGACACTTGCCGCATAAGTTATATCATGTTCATAAAATTTTAAAATGTCTGGAAAATATTGTGTTTGTAATGGTTCACAATGGCCTTTTTTATGCCAATGAAGCCCCTGCTTCTCAGCTTCTTTAAGAAGCATTTCATTTTCTTCTTTTGTTCTAACCAGTACGCATGTATTTCTTAAGTCAATCATACTTTCATCTCTCCTTTTCACTTGCTTTTGTCGATTGTTTTTATCGCTTGTTTATTTTTATCGCTTGTTTGCCGCGTCTTGACCGCATCTTTCATTATCACGTGCGCTTACTTCCGATTTTTCTGGCAATTCTTTCAGTGGACACCATTCGGGTCTTCCTGCCAGTTTTTTGAATCCTTCATGGCTTACTTTAGAAATAATTTTGATTGAATCATTTCTTGTTGCAAGGCATAAATTAAAATTGAAATCCGCCATATGAAATGGGCAAGCAAAACATCCTTTTGGTGTGTTCATGATTAATACTGATTTACCCATCTTCTCTTACCTCTTTTCTGCAAGAATGCTCCATATTGTGAAGGACTAATGATAGTGTCTTTTTCTCTTGTAGCCTGACAATATCCAAGCCTTCCGTTCTTTTTGTTTTCTTCTCTTGTAAACATAGTAGAAATATCTTTGCCTTTACTCACCTACTTCACTTCCTCTCAGCATCAGGCTCAAAGTGTTATATCCCGGACAAGTTCTGACTCCATTTCTGGTATCTCTTAACAATACACAATATGGATATAATGCCATGACCTCATAGATGTGCTCTGTGATATCCTCGCCACGCTGGTCGATGTATTTGAAGCACTTTCCCGGTCTGAGGAAGTACCTTGCACATACATACGCTTTTGTTCCGAATCTTACGCTTGCGCTACTCATTTGTGTTCCTCCTGTAATAATTCTGGATTGTCGAAAATGTTTCCAATAACTTCAATTTCATCGCAACATAGTAAATATTCAAAATTCGATCCGTAATTTTCTTCACCATTGGTCGCTTTAAAATCTAATTCAGAGTTATCCCAAACTATCTGATAAATATGTTCTTCACCATTATAAACAAGCCAAACAACATTGTTCTCCCAGATTCTCTTCCCGTTCTTGTCGCAAAGTCCTGTGAACTGGCAGATGGTTTCCGGGTCAACTTCATCAAATCCATTTGCTATAACGGTCCATTTGCCGCGTATAGGACCTTCATACGGTGCTATTACCAGTTTTCCTATGAACATTCGCTTTTCTCCAAGCATTCCATCATCAAACAGGTACCCCTCTACCCACTCACCGTTATCTTTTTTCTTTCCCTTAAAAAGAATCTCTCTCATTCAACTCCACCGCCTTTCACGATCTGCATAACCGTCTGATATAGTGCAGCATTTCTTCCAACCAGTTTTGTTATGTATGTGTCCAACTGCTCCACAACTGCTTCCACATCAAAAGCTGTCGGCTGTTCATTGACACAATCAATAAACTCTTTCTGGTCAGAACTAATACTTGTCCCAATCTCCCAAGTTTTAATGTATTTAATTAATTCGTCTGCATCTATTAAGCGCATTTTTTATTCCTCCATAAATACTTTACAATGGCACTCGCAATCTCCTCGAAGATATCTTCCACCACTTTCTATATTGATGTCACAATCATGATATTCTCCATAGATACTGCGCTTACAGTCCGTACAATACACAGCTTGCTTAATCTCTTTGTAACATTTCTCAGACATATTTCTGATTCTTTTCAGATCATCATCTGATTTTTCTTTGATTTCCTCAGTAGTAGTAATCCCTGCTCTTAACAATATGTTGTATGTTCTTGTTGTTATTGCTAAGCCTAATTCATCAATTTTCATATTCTTCGCACTCCTCCGCATATTCATAACTGTCCATATCATCACATTTGCACTGGCACGAATCCTGCTTAGTACAGCAGATGCAGCACTGTGTTTCGTTGTCCGGGCATTCTAATTTACAATATCCCATTGATCCAGTAGCACTCCTTTTCGAAATAAATGTATCTGCTGTTTTTCTTGACCGGTTCTGATGTATCAATACAATACTTTATCTCAAGTAAAGCCTGCCAAGATTTAAACTCTTTTAGCGCGACCTTGAATCTGATGTAGGTCTTCCCATCCTTTTTGAAAATTGACATTTCCATTGATTATTCCCTCCATATCTCAGAATCAATATAAATAACAATCAGATCTTCTTCGAGTGCAGTAATCTGTGTGACTGTATTTTCTTTTATCTCTTCAAAAGTGTCTTTTGTATAGTATCCGCAATTTCTGTTTGTAGAAAATATAAGTTCACAGTCGTGCTCGCCTCTGACTTCTACCATTGTTTTCTTATCTATAACGCCCAATAACTGCTTTACTGTCATGTTTGGTCCTCCTCCCGCATGATTTCCTTTACGCATTTTTTACAGTAACAGCCTTCAAGCCCCTCTATCTTGTATAAGAAGCACGTCCAGTGCCTGTTCCAGATGCCTTTATCGCTGCATCCCTTGCAACTACTTCGCCCGTTTCCTTTGCACCGTATTATTTCTAACATTTATTCGGTTTCCTTATCTTTCGCTCTTTTATTCCATGCTTCTATTGCATATTCGGGATTGTTATAATGTCCTGTACCGCAAAGACAGTTACCGCATTTTACAAGATACTGAGCATTACCTAAATATCCCATTTCATCATCGGTAAAAATTTGCGCCTCTTCTCCACAAAACGGACAAGGTTTTAATTTCTCCATTTTCATCCTCACTTTCCCCATGTAAGCAACTGACACGCTATTGTGCAGTCTTCCATGATTTCTTAACCAAATGCTACCTGCCCGTTATTCTGCATATAAATCATCGGTGCGGCTTTACGCTCTCCGACTTTCAGATACGGGCAATTAGCTTTCACAAGTGCTTCTGCCATAACCGGCACAACGCTGTTTCCAATTCTCGCTACTTGTTTTGCAATCGGGTAATTTCTCCATTTATAGTCCCGATCAATGATGTAATCTTTCGGAAACCCCTGCATCACCTTTAATTCCTCCGGCTTTAGCATTCTGAGAAAAATATCTGATATGATGTATTTTTCTCCATGAATATCAACCAGAACATTTACCAGTCCGAACCTGTCTTTTGTGGTAATAGTCCCAAGCGGCTCGTTAAGCACCTGTCCGCATCCTGTTCCATAATATTTAACCAGAAAAGCAGATATCACGCCGAAGTGCCCGGGTGATGTGGTTATTGTATGCAGTGCTTCGTCGCATCCTTGACCGATACAGATCTTGTAATATTTCGTGATGAAAGCTGTCACAAGTCCGTATCTGTTCGAGGTATCAATGGTTTTTATCGGTTCAGTTAGCAATTGTCCTCTGGAATCACCTTGTCTGGTTTCTCCATGATACTGAATGATAAATGCCAACGCATCTTTACTCTGTACAATGTACGGTTCTGGATTATCAACGATATATTTCTTGATTCCGTTTGCAATGCGCTTCTGTGTTGCTTCTGCCAATGGTTTCGGACGGTCAAATATACTTTTACCTAAGTCTGACCAATCAATGTAATCTCCACACTGTTCATATGGCTTCAGACCGTCTGTTCCCAAACGATTATGTGTAGGATTTGGCCATACTATCTGCTTCCCGTCCCTGCGGAACACCGCATACCAACGTTTCCTTGTAGTCGGTGCTCCATAATCCGCAGCTATCAGTTCCCGGCTGTCAAATTCATAGCCAATGGATTTCATAGCTGCTATGAATTTTCGATAATCTTCACCGGCTCTTTCCTTGATCGGATGTCCTTCCTCGTCCAATGGTCCCCATTGCTGAATTTCTTCTACATTCTCCATAATGATTACATCTGGGAGAATCGCCTTTGCGTGCTTATATACAGCCCACGGAAGAATACGAAGTCCCTGCTTTCTCGGCTGACCGCCTTTTGCTTTTGAATGGCTCGTACAATCTGGCGAAGCCCACATCAACGCTACGTGCTGATTTCCGACATATTTCTGTAAGTCTACTTTGAAAATATCTTCTGTTAGATGCAGTGTTCCAGGATGATTCGTCTTGTGCATCAGGATAGCGTCAGGATCATGGTTAATCGCTATGTCTACTGGTCTTCCAAGAGCCATCTCAATTCCAACTGATGCTCCACCGCCGCCTGCAAATGCGTCTATAATCAGATTATCAATCATGTCTTTTTATTTCTCCTGAAAAGCTTAATTCAATTCCCAGTTCTTCCTTGATAGCCTGCACATAATCAATCCATTCAGCCAAGCCCTGGTCGATATAGTCCGAAGCTTTGTCCATGCCTGCCATGAACTTCTGGCATCTTTTCTGGCCGAATCCAAATTCATCATGCAGGACAGCTATCGCCATGATCACGCAGCATTCAGATACAAGCTGCTTGATCTTCTCAGATGCTTTGTCCAGGTCCTTTCTTGCCAGGGAAGTATGTATTCCTGTTACTCCCCTGAATCTGCATTCCTTTTCGAGGGCTTCAAGGCCGCCCTCTCTGGTGATTCGTCTAGCAAGGTCAAGACCATCTTCCCTGCCACGTTCATATTCACGCATTTTGTTCATTTCTTCACCTTTCCGAACCCGTATCCTGTCGGAGCATAGGCTCTATCAGTACTGGGGTGTGCTGTTTTAAGCAACCCATCATCAATAAGCTGGTTTAAATGTCTCCAGATGGTAGCTCTGCTTGCGTCTACCTTATCACAAATCTCGCTGACCGATGGTGCATATCCAACAAGTTTAAAGTAGCTTACTACATACATGTAGATTTCTCTTCTAAGTGCCTGTCCCTGTTCGTATTTGTTCTTAGTGTTGTACATTCTTTCTCACTTCCCTCTGTTTGGAATCTAATAACTTATTAAAAGCAACTAGACAATTCTTGATAAACTGTTTATCATTATCATCAGGACACATTTCCGCATACTCTCCAAGCTCTATCAGACGATCAGTAGCCTGCTTGGAATATTCGTCTGATAGTTCGGCTGAATAGAAATCTTTTATAGTTTTCCAAAATTCAGTCATAAATTTTTGAATATACGGAATATCCTTTGCTTCTACTTTTATTTTTATCATCTCCTTTGAATATTGTATACAATGTACTGTATACGCTCTATTTAATTTTATTTTATAAATATAATATATTTATATTATTTTAATACAAGTAACCTTCGTTAACCGAGAAGTAACCGTGCGAAAATCCGCAAACCCTTGATTTTACTGGTAGGTAACCGAGTAACCGAGTAACCCTGACTTTCTCATATAGGGAAACTTTTATACTCAATATGTGCATATAAATACTCAAATATATATATGCAGAATCAAAGGTTACCTAGGTTACCCGGTTACCTTTTGGACGAATTGTTTGTCAACCAAACACAATATCGTCTGTAATCTCAAAATCATCATTACAATTCACAAATCCTTTTGGAATTTCATCTACAATTTTCAAGAACACACATTTGGTGACAATTCCGTCAAGTTTTTTTGCTTTGGTCGGATAACCTCTGCTGTCGGTTTCCACAAGTCCCTTCTTAACAGCCCATGACAAAAATGCTTTTCTGGAGAATCTTCCGATTTTGCATAAATCATCAAACGCTGCGCTATAGATTATTGCAGTTGACGTTTTCTCTACCGGGTCATTGTCAATAATTCCCCATCTTTCTGTTTTGATATCTGGGTTATCGTCGAATTTAATTCCGTTCATGGCAATCTTATCAAGTACAAACCAGTAGGCACGTTCATTTTCAGAAACCATTTCTTTCTCTGTCAGGAGGCTCTTCGCCGTCTCAATGTCAATGTACTGGCCATCATGGAACAGCTGATCTGTTGCGATTTTATCTGCTGTCAGGATAATGCTCATTGATATACTCTGCTTCTGCATTTTATCATCATCCTGTATAAGGCTCTGAAAATGCTTCTGTATGGCTTTTATATCGTCAATGGACATTTCCTTGACTGCGTTCACAAAATCGATTCCTGCGTATCCGTAGTTCTTTTTAAGAGTATCTGCGGTAAGCTGTGGATCATCAAATATCTTTTCGGAACACTCAACCTCAATAATTCGGTTAATCGCTCCGCCCTGGCTGACATACCCAGCGAGCGGTCGTTCGCCGTTAGTCAGAATACAATTCTGCCAGCGATTCTCCCGGTTAACACCCAGCTCCTTGTTGGAACGACTCTTTCCTTTTCCAGAACACAGGTCGTACACAATTCCCTCGAAATTATCTCGGATTTTAGCCGACACCTTTGAAGTATCATCCAGAATTAATGGAAGATTGTTAAGCATATCGGACTTTGCTTCCAGCGCCACATCCGTTGTCTTGAAGTCTCCTATGTATCGTGATTCACCCGGATTTGCCCAGACGGAAGCCCCCAACATAAGCGTCACAGTTTTACCACCCTCGGTTTCACCCCATAAGTCCACAAAGAACGGAAGAGCACCGACCAGTTTAATTAGAATGCTTGCGAAACTTGCAGCCAACATGATTTTTGGTTCGATTCTTCCAGTAGCACGAACCCTTTTTACATGTTCATACCACTCTGCTCTGCTGCCGCCTACACTGATACTTTCGTATAACTGCCGAAATCTCATATCACCATCAAATACGATATCCTTGTCGTAAGGCAGAAAATAATCTCGAATCCACCCGATTTTGCTAGAAGAATATTGGATGTTGATATAATCATCATTGGCATTTTCTACGTCTGACAGATACCGGACCAGATACTTCGCATTTTCCGAAGTGACTGAAATTCCCAACGCTGACAGCCCTACGATTTTAGTCGCGGATGTAATCATTGTCTTTGGAACGATAATTTCAGACCATTTACCGTTTCGCTTATATGCAAGCTTAATCTGCTCTTCTCCAGTCTCCATGTTTTTCATTCGTTCGATTGGAAGAATCGGATGATAACAGGCTATAATATCCGGTGATCCTGGATTTGTATTTGAAATCCTGATTCCCTCATCATCTGCCATCCAGTTGAGACATTTCATGCGGTCATATTCGCAATCAGAGAAATTTGTCCATTGATTTAATGTGGATACAGGTTTCTCTTGTTTTTCTTTCTCAAGGATCTGCTTATGTACTTTTGTGTAGACTTTTAACAGATCCTCAAATTTCTTCTTTACTCCAAGCTCTTTTGCCCTGTCCAGAAGCGTCAATGTCAAACGTGCCTTGTAAATCTCATCTTCTTGCTTGAATATCTCATTAAACACTTCTTCTTCCAGAATTGATTCTGATGTGAGCTTGTTAATCTGTTCCATTTTCTTTAATCACCTTCTTCCAATCCTGTTATGAATCCATGCTTATATAATGCAAGCTGTAATTTGTTCCATGCTTCACACCATCCATCTGATAATGGCCTTACTCTGCCAAGAACAGACCTGTAAAAGTCAATATCGGACAAACATTCCTGCAATTCTTCTTTTTTCTTCCGCTCTGCTTTCTCTCTCATTTCTTTTTGCTTCTGAGCGTGATATATTGCCATTCTGGAAGAGAAATCTGGTTTCTGGTAAGTTCCCCCAAGCATGGTAAAAGCTGTCTTAAAATCGCAATTATCCATGTTCTGGACAAATGTAAAAATGTCACCAGTCGCACCACATCCGAAGCAATAGTAGCTGTCTTTGTAAATTTTCATGGATGCAGTACGATCTTTCGGATGAAATGGGCACCGAACGAATCCTACTCTGTTTGGAACCATGCCATATCTGCTTAGAACGTCCCTCATGCTATTCTGTTGTTTAATTGTTTCTTTATTCATTTGACAGAATCTCCAAAATTCTTTTGCCAGTGTCTTTCTTGTCGCAAAACAGAAATTCAACACCATACTTGCGTTGCATCGTGCAAAGAATCTTATATAAGACATCTCCATGCATAACTTTCTGTTCCTGCTCTACCCAGATGCCATTCTCTTTAACTCTTTTCTTCGCCCTGGGATTCTCCCACCAGAGAACATCGTCCAGCTTTTCGATTCCTTTCCCGTGTTCGCATAAGAAGACAAGTTTTATTCCTGCTTCATTTGCCCGGATAATTTCAGATCGGAATCTTTCATGCTGCTGACATACATTTCCGCATAACTCTGCAAGGTTCTGTTTTCTATCAACTACTAAACGTGGGTTATCATAACTCATGTAATCACCCACATACAGCTTTGACACGAACCATTTTTCCCCTGCCTCGTCAAATACCTTTTTAATGCCATCAATAACTTTCTGATGTTCTCTGCTATCAATCTGTATCAATTAAATGGCATCTCCTCGTCGATACCATCAGGAATGCTCATAAAGCCGTCCGGGTCGGCTTCTGGATTCGGTGTAGGTGATGCTGTCTGTGCCTGTGAAGAACCTTTACTTTCGCCGAATTCGATTTCCTCGACAACAATATCTGTTGTATATACCTTCACGCCGTCTTTATTCGTATAGGATCCTGTCTGAATTCTTCCAGATAAATCTGCTTTCATGCCTTTTGTGAAATATTTTTCAATAAACTCCGCAGACTTTCCAAATGCAACACAATTAAGGAAGTCTGCTTTCTGATCAGAACCCTCTTTTACAAATCTTCTATTTACTGCAATGGAAAATCTTGCGATTGATGTTCCATCATTTGTATATCTGACTTCTGGATCTCTTGTAAATCGTCCTGTAAGAATAACTTTGTTCATTTTTTATTCCTTTCCACTATGCTGTTTATCGTACTCAATCAACATTTTGAGACATTTTTGCCCTTTTTCTTTTGTGAGTCCTTTCACATCGTCTACCTTGAAACGAGTTTTAATCTGTTCAAACAAGTTAGAACTCGGATATTTGTCAATGATATTCTGGATGCTCATTACATTTTCTGAAGTAATCATCTCAACAGGTTCTTTTGATTCTGGCTTTTTAGCTGCTGTTTTCCCGCTGCTACCTGTATTAGTAGAATCACTGTCTTTGTTGTCATCAATGCAGAACAAACCATTCAGCGCATACTTTCTTGCATAAGATGACGCTGCGCCTGTAACCTGGGAAGAATCCATGCCTTTTTTTGACTCTTCTTCCCTTGCATAAGCAACAGTTGTAATCTCGCCGGTATCTTCACAGTCGTTCAGATGAGCTTCTGCTCTGACATATATTCTGTCACCAACAACTTCCATCCGATCTGTGACGCTTAACACAGTCTTTGTTTCTGCCAGAAGTGGCTTTACAGCCTCCAGAATATCCTCACAGCTCCTGTATTTGTATTTCCCGAAGGAATTGTACTGTCCTTTAGGGGCTTTCAACTTTGACTGAATAATACCTAACTTCTCATATATATTCACTGTCATTCCTCCTTGTCATAAACCACATGCTTACTGCTCTCAATAATCAGCAAACTCGCAATATCTTTCATTGATAAGGTTGATTCGTTATAGATTTCAACCAGTGCGTTGTATGCACCTGCTGATACTTTCACAACTGGGTTATCCTTATCGGTTACAGGCTGTTTCTTCCTTGCCGGAATACGGATTTCAAATTCACTCATTGCTTTCCTCCTTATATGATTTCTGAGCCGTTAAAAGCCCGTTCAGAGCCTGTACGTAGCTCGCTAACGTTCTTGCCTTGTATGATTCTTCGATAGGGTTATCCGGGACTGTGGCAAGTTGTATATCAATCAATCTCAGAACCTCATTAATTCTCTCATCCATGTTCACACCGCCTTAAAAAAGCAGTACAGATTATCTGAAGCGTCTCCGAACTTCTCCCCGTCGATATCTTCGGATTTGTGGTATTCCACATGGTCAAGAGACATATCGCAGTTTTCATAATCCAATATGTGATCCCCTCTGGACTGAAGCTCTCTGAGCAATTCGTTAATACATCCTGCTATCTCCAGACTGGGAAGAAGTTTCATAATTGCTATCTGTTTACTCATTTGGACACTTCCCATCTATCAGAAGTTCCAGCAAGAATGCTTTGATTTTATTAAGCTTTTCACGGCTTTCTTTCTCGTAAAATGAATTAAAAGATACGTTTTGGTACAAATCCCATTTAAATTTGTCTTTGGGAAGGCAAGCATCTTCCTTCCTTTTGAGTCCAAATACGCTCATACCATAAATTGAATAGTTGAATGTGGCACTTGCTGTCGGAACTTCATTAGCAACTCTTTTACAGAGTTCGTAAATTTCGTCAATCTCTTTCTCGAACATCTTCTTATCCTCCTTATTTCCTACCGCCAGTCTGCTTTCATCTGGCGCACCGCCCATGCTGCCGAGATGCCAAAAAAGATGTTCAGCCAAATAGGTATGTCCACATATTTCCCGGCAAGCATACAAACAGCAATCAGCGCATACTCTTTCATTTCATTTCTCCCATAATCCACGCCAGATTGCTTGCTACCAGTGCGGCTGCGGTTACAATCCATGCCGTGAACCATTTTCTTGCTTTTTTTCTACTTTCTTCGACAATTTCTGTCGCAAGAATGAACTCAAGTTCGTCCCATGTCGGAACATTTTCACATTTATTTGTGCTATTTCTGCTCATATCGTGCTAATTTCTCCTTTTTTGGTATTTACAATTAGCAGATACGAAGTTATAATTAACCTGTACCTACTAAGCGTAGATTAGTAAGTGCAACGCTCCGGTTGGTGGGGCTTCACCGCCGGGGCACTATCACTTTAAAGCTTCTTTCCCTCTCCAGACATATCCTGTTTCTTCCCAAAGTTTCCTTGGAGAGATAACAAATTCTATTCTGCCAGAACCTTTTCTGTCGTGAATCACTTTGTTTCCACGATACGCCGTGCCGATAGGCAGCCACCCGTAGATGATTCCCGCTCTGACAGATGTTGTAGGAATGCCTGTCATTTTGCTCACGTCTGATACTGTCAGACGCTCGTTTGAGAACTCTGGCATCTGTGGGATACCTGATATGATTCTTGCAACCTCTGCGGCGAACTGATGAACCTGTGCATTCTGCTCTATGTAATTATCAACTGCACTCATATAAACCTCTTTTCTAACTGATGCTCATTTGAGCGTTACAGTCACGTATCATCATTACTGTATTGGTGCATGGATGCCAATTTCTGACATATTCCATAGATTCTTCAAATCTCAGCTTAGGGATGTTATTACGGGCGTTTACTGCGAAGTAAGTCTTTATATCCCTGTTGCATTCAGCAAATACTTTCTTACCAATTTCCTTGTAAGCATTTGACTCTTTCCCACCAAGGTGAGCAATTACGACACTTGACACTAAGTCTCTAATAGATTCCTGCTGTGCGTAGTCAATAGTCATGGTATTTTCAAGTCTGTTAAGCCGCTCTTCGTGATCTAAGAATCCTGTCGCAATAACCTGTATCTGTTCAACTGTCGTCAGTGGCTTCTGGTATGAGCCTGTCTTTCTGATTATCGGAAGGACTTCATCCATAACCCATGATTCGAATTTCTCTGCCGATGGAAGTTTCGATTTCATAATCAATCGGTATAAATCTCCCTCATTTATGTATGACATTGACTGAATGCCACTAGATGTAGGGGTGTCGCGTTTCACGACTCCCTTGCAATGCCTTGATACGGCATCTCTGGGATTGTTATATCCAAGAGCTTTGGCAACATCAGTGCCAACAAAGTACGGTTTACCGTCAATTTCTGCTGTTCGGATGTCCCCGAACTCTTCTGAATTAAAAATCTGTAATTCGTTCATGTTTCTCCTTTCTAATTTGAATTAACTACTTCTTTCTTATCTGATTTTTTCTCCAGATTATTCTCGGAAAAGCTTTCCGTCTTACCGAGAATATATCCTTTGTCAAATTCTGACATATTAGGAATCGCTTCTTTCAGCTTTTCAATGATTCTTTTTTCTTTTTCTGACATATACGCACCTCTTTTCTTGTGATATACTCTCCTGTAAAGGAGGTGTTCATTTGATAACAAGATATCAATATAAAATATTGAAAAAAGCTTTAAGAAATTGTGGATTTACTCCTAGTAATCAGCGTGAAGCAGATGCTTGCAGATACCTTTTCAGTAAAAAGTGCTTTATGCGTTCAAGGTCGCAAGACCACGCATATGAAATCACACAAGCGGGCGAAGTCGCCATGAAAGCATATTTTCAAGATATATCCAGATTTTGGATAACAACTATTCTGTCAATCATTGCGCTGATTACCAGTCTTTTCTCAATTTCTATACAAGCAGAGCCACTATTGCAATTATTAGAGAAACTATTGCAATAACTCCCAATACATGTGTATCGGTAGACAATGAATCTACATAATGTGAATACATTTGCAAAGTTTCTTTCACTGTAAATTCAACGTCTACCTGTTCACATGGTTCTTTCTCAAAGATACAGTCCATATCTACTGCCCCGCCAAACGGAATAGGCTCATCTGGAGGAACAATCCTTCTTTCTGGCATCTTTAAATCACCTTTTTCACCTGTCAGAACTGCTTTCTTGATTTTGTTTGTCTGGTCTTGCAAATCCCAGATACGATTCCACAGGTCAGAAATTGTTTTGTCGATTTCTTTTTTCTTGCGCTTCACTGTTTTCACCTCCTTGCTTTGTATTTATCTCTCAATGCGATTGCGTAACCCAAAGTCATCCGCAAATCATCTTCATTGAGGGATAACAGAGCGGAGATGCCATCTTGTATAGAATCATATTCAGATTCTTCCATGCTTTTTGCTTTACTTTTCTCCTCTGCTACGCCGAGCATGTATCCGAGGTCGAAATCATCAACAAATTTAAGCAGCGGAATCAATTTGAGTATGGCTTTCTGCTTTTCACTGATAGAAAGCGGCTTTCTAGGTATTAGCTTTGCAGATTCTACATTTTTTTGCTCATCCGCTCTTTTCTTTAATTCAAATGCAGCAATGTCAAAAGAGATATTAAAATACTCTCTTCCCTGTACTTCTGAAACCCTATTTTTATCAAATAACATGTGCATTTCACGCTCTAATTTAAAAGCGTCTTCCATTTCATCTGTTGAATAGATTCGATTTACCTTGTACGGAATCTGTGTTGCCCTCTGTTCGACATTTCCAGAGACACCGATTTTTACGAAATCGCCACAATCCATGACGTATACTTTACGTTTCAATTCATCAGCTCCTTTTAATTCAATTTAATTGAATTTATCCGGCACAAAAATAAAATCCATAGGGATACCAGAAAGCTCACTCATTTTTCTAAGCTGAGATAATGTTGGCTCAGTGTTTCCTTTCTCCCAATTTACTACTGTATTATTGGAAACTCCTAACTTTTCAGCCCATTCTTTCTGATTGCATCTTGCATTCACCCGAACCGCTTCCAAACAAATCTGTGGCATTTTCTTTCCTCCTTTCTTAATTTCTGAATTCATTATAATTCAATATAATTGGATTGTCAACACTAAAATCCAAAATAATTGAATTTAATATTGAATTTTTTGTGATTATGATGTACAATACAAAATGTAAGGAGGAAAAAGTGCTATGACAAACGAAGAACAGAAGAGAATATTTTCAAAGAATCTCAGAAAGTATGTTGCTGAAAGTGGAAAGCAACAAAAGGAAATTGCTGAAGCTATAGGAGTTAATCCTACTACATTTAATATGTGGTATACGGGAAAAGCAATTCCTGGAACTGGAAAATTAGGAACACTGGCAAAGTATTTTAGAGTAGGGCTTTCAGACTTGGTAAATGAAAAAGAAGAAAAGGAGCTTGATGCTGAATACTCAGATGTTGCAATGAAAATTGGGCTAACAGACAAACGATTCATGAATATTATTCTTGAATACGATAAACTGCCGCCCGATAAAAAAGATTTATTATGTGATTTCTTTGAAAAATTTGTTTTCTAGCTGTTAGGGCGAGGAATTACTTCCTTGCCCTTTCTTCATTATATCCTCTTTTTACAAACCAAAATATAAGATTAAGTATCTTTTCATTATGTATATTCTGTATCATTTCAATAATTTCCTTCTTATAATCCATAAATAACCCTCCCTGTCGCAACTACCGCCTACATTACAGTATATGTCCGGCTGTGGGAAATAGAACCGAACATTAGTTCGTTTTCGCTATTATACCACCTATTCCGACTCTTGGCAACTGCCAATGATATACATGAACTTTCGTTATTTCATACACGAACTTTGCAATCTCAAAGGAAATTATGCTTTCACAGAAGAAAAATGCGAGATCGCAAACTTTTCCACCGCCACCGTCTGCATGCGGATACTTCTGGACAGAATGGTCCTGATATACCGTATACGAATGAACTATCTGCATATCTTTCTGATTATTATTATTGGAAATTATCTTTTGTGGAATATGTACAAGACTAAATACCTTATAGATCAGCAAGAGAAGTACAAAGCACTTAAAACATTTCTTTTTCATCTAAATCACTCTATTTCGTTCTAAATCTTTACAACATGTTCTTAAAATGATAGAATAAAAATACCACGAATAACCGTACTTTACATAATATTGCAAAATCAGCGGTACAAAATACATAATCCGCATAAAAAGTGCGAAACGTGGTGAAAACATATCGGGAGGGTGTTTATCATGAATGAAAAGAAAAAATATTGTAAGCACTGCGGAGAACTTATCGACGACGACTGCGTAGTGTGTCCTAAGTGCGGAAAGCAAGTAGAGCAGTTGACTTCTAACAACAGAGACATCGTCATTAACAATTCTGCGTCTTCCTCTGCGTCCTCAGCGGCAAGTTCAGGTACGCCATATATAAGACGGAAAATGCCATGGTATTTAAGTTGGTTTTGGATTTTCATTTTAGGAATCTTCACTGGTGGAATTTATTGGATTGTAGGAATTGTAATGAGAGTCAATTGGAAATCGCATAATTAATAAAAACCACCCCGGCATTAGCGTACCGAGGTGGCGTTTATACATCTCCGAAGAAATGTAATATTCTGGCAAAACATATTGTATCATCTTCGGAGCAGTCGGGCAAGTCAGAAAATTTGTTCGGCTGTTATTTTTATACCTAAATACAGCTACAGAAAGAGGGAATAAAAATGGCGAAGAAAAGAAAGAAATACCCGAAACTCCCCAACAGTTTCGGAACAATACGGTACCTGGGCGGCAACCGCAGGAATCCATTTGCGGTCCATCCTCCGGCAGTACTGGATGAAAAGACCGGAAAGCCAGTCCGACCGCCTGCAATCTGCTATGTAGACGACTGGATTAAAGGATTTACTGTACTGACCGCATACAAGGCAGGAACATATCAGCCAGGGATGGAACGAGACCTTGAGATATCACCTACAACGGACGTAGATACCCTTGTTACTCGTTTGATTGCTGATTACAATACAATCAAGGGCGTCGAGGATAAACACCCGGAAATCAAGAAATTGACGTTTTCAGAGGTATATAAGAAGTTTTACGCATGGAAATTTCCAGAGGGTTCAAAACTTTCTTATAGTTCAAAAATAGCTTACCAGACCGCTTACTCGAACTGCACGACTCTGTACAACCGTATCTTTGAGGATTTAAAAGCGCCTGATCTGCAAAAGGTAATTGATGACTGCCCGTTAAAGCGTCAGAGTCTTATGGCAATTCTTACACTGTTCAAGCAGATGTATAAATATGCCGTTTACTCAGAAATTGTAACGGAAAACAAGGCGTTATATGTCCATGTCAATGCTGATAATGACACCGAACATGGAACGCCCTTTTCTGATCAGGAAATGCAAGTGCTGTGGAATAATACCGGCGATCCAGAAGTGCAGCTCATTCTTATTATGTGTTACTCCGGCTGGAGAATCGGTGAAGTGCTAAAACTTACGACCAACTTAGAAGAAAGATACTTCCAAGGTGGAATCAAAACAAAAGCCGGTAAAAACAGAATTGTTCCGATACATCCCGCTATATACCGTTTTGTCGAACAGAAAGTGCTGACACAAGATGGAAAATTATGCGTGTATACTCAGCAGCATCACAGAAAAGCGTTGTTCTATCCTACACTGGAACGTTTAGGAATAGTCGGTGATCCGAAGCACACGCCGCACGATTGTCGGCACACCTTTTCTGCGCTGTGCGAAAAATATGGAGTCCGGGAGAATGATCGTAAGAGAATGCTCGGTCATTCATTCGGCGGTGATGTTACAAACGCCGTTTATGGTCACCGGACATTGGAAGAACTCCGTACAGAGATTGAAAAGATAAAAGTCCCATTTGTGACTAACTGTGACTAACGGAATCTTATTTTATCAATTTTATTAATCACAATTCAGAACATAAAAACGCGTGAAACCCTTGTAAAATCAACATTCTCAGCGATTTTACAAGGAATTCACTCATTTCATTTTCATTATTCTAATTGTATTCAATCAGGATATTAATTAGAACTATGCAAATGTCAGAAAGTCCTTTAAATACAGTACTTTAGAGGATATTTAATTAGGAAATGATTTTTTTGTTTGTGACTAACGTGTGTCCAACGAACTAATAGGATTTACAAAACGAAATGATACAATATGTTATAATAAACATGATTCCCGGGGTACTATCCCCGGGAGCTTTTATTTATGAATTTCTGAAATTCTGGTAAATACGCCCTTCGGGACAAACTCAAATACGAACCCATCATCATTCGGGTACGGGATTCTGACAAAGTACCATTTTAGCCCGGCACTGTCTGTTTCGGTGTATTTCATCACCTCTACAACTGCACCTTTTTTCAGCTTCGGAAACAGTTTAGATGGGCTATTTTTGTTTGATTTTGTATAACATTTTGTGTCTTTTTTAATCTGTGCAATGTAGGCTCTGGTGTTCTGTTTTTTGACAACTGCATTGTCTGCTGCGCTGCTTTCGGAATATCGCAAAACGCAATCCCACGGGTAATTTCTGTAGCTTCTAATCAGGAACTCTTTTCCTGTCTGGTCTCCCGGCTGTCCGCCATGAGCAGTACCTTTCTCGTTGATACTAGCTTCTACTTCTTTTCCATTTCCACAGTACATTGCGACATGGTGTGTCTCATTAAGTAGCACATCTCCTCTTAAAAGTCCAGAACCAGTTGAACGATTAACTTTGCTGGTCACGTCTTTAAACCCGCATGAAAGAAATACAGCTTTCATATCACCAGTATAGGTGGCTCCTTTTGCTTTGACCGGAACTCCAGCGTTCTGCCACGCCTGAATCACCGCTGAAGAACAGTCGAAATCTCCTTTTTCTCCCCAGCGATAATCCTGATCGTACCCATGAGAGCTGTCCTGCGCCCACGATTCCATTTGTTTTATTGCTTTTTCTGTCTTGTTCATATTATTTTGTTCCTCCTCTGGAAAATATGTCTTTAATGTGTTATAAACAAATCTCTGCCGTCTCTTATATGCCCCGACCTGGTTTCCTGTATCGGTCTGACAAGCTGCATAGAGATTATCGAGCGTATATGGTTTCTTAGTCTTTGCCAGAATCCTAGCTACTGCCCCCTGTCCGCCTTGGTGTCTAAAGTTCGCACACATAGCTTGCCCTCTAGCGTCCGTAACGCCACTTTTAATGGCTTCTTCTGCGTATGTGGCTAATTGTTCATCCATAAGGCTATCTTGGCATTTAACGCCGATTCTGGACGATATAAGCTGAACGATTAAATTTGCGAACTGACTGTTTTTGGAAATGTTAAAACAAGACCAGTCTGCCTCCTGCACCTGCTCCCATAATCCGATATTATCCAGTCGGTTCCATGCTTCCGTATCTGCGTCATGAATCCGTTTCAAAAGCGTTTGTGCTTCAGTTGCGTACCACTGTCCTGCCCCGATTGTGATTGCGTGTTCTTCAGAAGAATTGGTGTAGGCTTCTGTGAAGTCCGAATAATCCTGCTGTCCGTAGACCTGCCCGCCGGTTTCGACCGCATAAATAATCTTCCTGAGAACCGTTTTCTGTTCGTTTGTCATATGCAAATTTCCTATATTTTATACTGACACAATTAGACTATTTTATCTGGATAGGTATTTTGTAAATTTTATGAAAGATTCTGGAGTTAATTAGTTTCCACTTTCGGTTCTTCTTCCTTATTAACATCCATCAGCTCATTATACTGTTCCTCAGTAATTCTGCCCGTTGCGAAGAAAATATCAATCTTATTTTTCAAATCATCTGTCAGACCGTTTTTCTCTTTAAGTTTTAGTAATGTTCTATATAACATAATCATACCTCCAATTCTGTTAATGCTACTGCGTATTCACTGTTGACGTAGGCTTCTGCCGCCTGCAAATCAGTATCCTGAGCACGTGCGTCCATGTCATAGATGTACTCCCTCGTATCGCCTATCTGCTGTTTTACATAATTCCAACCATTTTGCATTGAAATTGGATAATTGAACACTGTGTATCCGTCTAGTTGCTCTGAATTGATAGATATATTTGTGGTTGGATAGTTTGCTGATAATGATTTAAAAAGAACGATTTCTTCTGGTTTCAAATCTAACTCCTGCGGAACTTTCAATGCATACTGTATATACACATTATTCGACGCTAAATAATCAGTGAAATCTTGTACCTTGTCAAATTTTGTTTTATCCAGATTGAATTGATAGAGGTATGTTTCAGCATCCACCAGCCTAAAAGTCCCTTGCGCATCATGTCCGATTCCACCATAAATAGCAATATTCGACATTGCATTGATATTAGTGTCAAAGTCCAACATTGAACTCGTTCCATAATATCTTGTACTGTGCCCTATAGCTACTGATGTATCAGTTCTAAATCCCCATTTACTTTTATCTAAATTAGATATATTAAGCACTTTTACTCTCTTAACAACTTTTCCCCGTTCCACATCCACATAATCCGCAATATACTGCTGACCGTCAATTGTGACGTTACCACCACTTGAAACAGGGATAGCGTTTAATGTGTATGGGAGGGCGACGGTCTGTTCGGTGTAAGGCTCGTATGCAGTGGCAGTGGAACCTTTCTCTAGCTGTAGATCAGAATAAACAAATCGACTTTCGGCTGATTCGTATCTGCATCGTATAGATATAGTGGCAAGCCCATCCGAATCTGTCAAAAATGCGCATTTTATATAAGCCCCAGTGATGGAAACGGAGTTGCATGTAATGTTCCCGTTTGAAGAATCACATTTTGCCGATAGTACATAATTTGTATTTGGGGTAAGCTTCAGCGTATTGGTTATAGCGGCATACCATGCGCTTATACTGGATGTGACCTTGATTTTTCCGGCAGAAATATACTCTATTTTGCCGTTATTATCAGATTTTAATGAGCCATCTTCCAGTAAATTCTTTCCACACACCTTCACAGTTGGATTCACAACGCTTTTAATCTCCTGTGGATAGTCAGGGTTTGGGCTTGGAATGCCGCCAGTGTAGGGTTCGAAATCGTCATAGGTGGCGGTGAGATCGGTGGTGAGCATTGGTTTGAAGAGAACATTATTAAAAACTGTACCGTTTACAATTACAATGGCTACATTACAACTTGCATTTGGTTTTTTAGCTGTCACACCTCCACCTGTATCACGATATATAACTTCTGGTTCATTTTTCCATATCTGTAAATAATAACCCGTTTTCGATGCTCCTTTGGGAGCTCCAGTTAATCTAAGTTCTTCATTTGTCCCAAATGCTTTTTTCAAATCATCGTTTTTGATTATAATAAAAACGAAACTAGCAGTAGCTGTCCCATTCAAAGTATAAGTCCCATCTCCATTTGCGGTACAAGTAATACCATTCTGTGTAGTAGTCTGCAATGTGGCATTCAGCAAATTCTTCCCACTATACTGTTTCTGCTCGCTCCGTCCATACACCATCATATCTTGAATTTTCCCATTGTCAGAATCGGCAAGATGAGTTTCACCCTGTGAACTGGCGTAGAATTTGGTGATTTTGGTGGATAAATCTTCCTTTAGTGAACCAGTTTCCTTTTTCAGCGAAGCAATATCCGTCTTGTTCTGTTCAATCTGCGCGGCCTGTTTATCACTCATATTGTCACCTTTTGGCCCAACATCACCCTTATCGCCTTTGAGTCCCTGTGGTCCAACATCACCCTTATCGCCTTTGGGTCCCTGAATTCCCTGCGGACCCATAATATTTCCAACGTCTTCACTGTCTCCATCCGAAAACGTTATTGTCAGATTTCCGTCCGTGTCAACAGAAGCTGACTTAATAGATATTCCTCTTAGCGATTCTTTCTGTTCAGGTGTCAGCGATTCAAATGCTACGGTACCGTCTGCGCCCTTATCTCCTTTTTCACCTTTGGGTCCTTGTGGACCAACAAATTCTCCGGCATTAACCATCTCTAAAATATCCTCGATGGAACACAACCGCCTTACATCATTAGCCGCAAATGCAATGTATAAGGCTTTGCCAGATGGAACGGATGGGTCATTGCCAAGAATTGCAACAGGCTCTCCGGGGCGAATTTTTGACGTGTCAAAATCAGCATACATGCCGCGTCGGAATTGTATAGTATATGTATCAGCCATATCAAACTCGCCTCCTTATAAAAGGAAATTATTTTTTATATAATTCTTTATGGAATCAAGATTTTTCTGTACATCATCATTCATTACAAGGAAATTACCTTTATTGTTCTGACTGATAATACTTCCTGTATTCTCATCTACTTCTGAATAAGTATAGGCAATGCGGCTTCCTTCTCCGGTGCTAAGATTCATGAAACTTGTTAAAATCTTCTTCATAATACTACCTCCATCTGGTTGATTATATTTGCTCTATCGTTAATAAGATCTGATTCGTAATCTGGTTCAGGGATCTCCGCTCCTTCTGATTCGTAATCTGGTTCAAGGATTTCTATATCTCTTGCGTCTGTATAAGCCGTATCTCCTGGGTCGGCAAATCGCATATGCTCATATTTGATTTGTCTCGCTTTAATTTCAAATGAAAATTTAAGTCCCGGAGTTCCTTTTACAATAAAATAATTTTGCTCTCTTTTAGATACCCAGCAATCCCCTTCCCCCTCTTTTTGTAAAAATACATAATATTTGGCAGCGACATTAGCAGATTCCTGAAAGATATCATCTATGTCAATCATACAGGTACCGTCATGCGATATTACAGATTCGCCGATATCTCCAAAAAATGGAGTCGGCATTTCATAGCAGTAAAAGAGTTGCTCATCGTAGTCAGCTGTTGATACCGATCTCGATTTTGTTCCACTTACTTTCAGCTTCCCTCTGATAGAAGCATCCGCAAGGTCTGTTCCCGTTCCGATGCTATAGAAATGTCCAGTGGCTTCTATATGCGTACCTGCTTTAACTTTTCCTGATGCCGAAACACTACCTGCTGAAACACTGCTTGTTATAGAAGCACTGTTTGCTGAAACGCTAGTGCCAACTGTGACTGAACTTGCATGTACAGTTCCTGTATAGAGGTTAATTCCTCTAATTCGTGTTCCATACAGTGTACCATATCCTGGTACATACACCCCTGTATTCGTTTCCGAATAAATCTCTCCGGTCGAAGCGTCCAGCGTTACTTCTCCATACGTGCCATTTTTTGCCGAAAGTTTTTTATATCCAACTTCCCATCCTGCTAGTTCACCAGTATTTATATAATCAGCATTCATGTACACATTGCCGTTTGACAAGTACAGACCTTTATTGCTACTGTTGTCACTTAACACGTCAATTATTTCTTGCTTAGACATCTTCCCTATGTCAAGATTACCAAGCACATTGTCTGTATAGCGGTTCGCACTTGATAGCGCTGTTGAGGCTTTATCTTCGGCAACGCTGTATATCGTATCGCCATTTGTTAAAACGAATGTATTAGGCCTAATGGTAACATTTCCATAGTTGTCAATCGCAAACGTTGACATCCCAGAACTGTTTGTGACATTAATATTTTTCAGGTTAATCAAATCAGCCGAAATCTGACCTGATTTAATATAAGAAGCATTTACATACAGATGTCCGTTCTGCATATAAATTCCCTCTTGCTTGCCATTGTCTGTCAGAGCGTTAAAAACTCTTTCAAAATTGACAATTTTTTCAGTATCTAATTCCTGCCAAGTACCATCAGTCCCAGAAAACATATATACTTGACTTGTAGAGAAATTCATAAAAATCGAGCCGTCATGCCTTCCGTATTCTTCACTTTTCCACTCAGATGCCGGATAGTTTTGCAATGTTGGTACATAGGTGCCATAATAGTTTGGGACAGTTACATTGTTTTGAACTGCCTCGTCCGCAACGTCCTTAGCGATCTGTTCAATAGTCCTGCTTTTTAGCGTAAAGTTTTCAACTTCTAGCGTGATGGTACCTGTATCAGCGTCTATTCTTAATGTAACATTCCCGTTATTATCTTTCGCTGTGAAACCTCTTGTGTTAATCCATTCTGATTGAATGCCAATAGCGTAAAGAATGTTCAGAACAGCATCCCCATTATTGTCAAAGCCTGCTTTCCAAGTCTGACCACCGTCTATGGATAAGAAGAAGCCGTCAACGCCTGTCTTATAGATTACTTTAGAGTCGGCAAGTGTAGGTTTATCATGCCGGTACGTAATTACGGAACCATCTTCTTGCATTTTTTCTGTATAGAAAAAACCCAGCGTGTTTGCTGCAAGCTCATTCATTTGTTTAAGCTTTACGTCATAGGCAGATAATTTCTTTTCTATGTCTTTCTTTGATTGCTCTACCGCCGCCTGTTGCCCACCAATGAATTCACTTGCATCTTCTTCAGCACTCTTTGCACTACAGCTCCATGATGTTGAGCCACCGAACACAAATTCTACATTAGTTGCAAATGATCTAAAGACACGATTCTTTGTATCAATAAATTCGACTGGGTCGCCGAAAGTGGCGTATCCGTTGGCGATTCCGTCACATGAGAAAGGACGCATTCGTAAACCGATTAATTGATTTCCAATAGCCTCGACTCCTGCCTGTGCATTTCCTGACAGCAACTGATTATCAATAGTAATTACATATCCGTCCTGACCCGACATATATTCGGTCTCATCTTCTACATATTTGACACCTGTTACAATAACATCGTCTACGTCATATTGTAGATTCTGAATTGAAAATAGCGCGTGATAATCGTTATTGTTTAACGTACCACCATCAACCACAGTGCCTGTCGTCCACGGATTAAGCGTACCGCCATCCAGATCATCGCCATTTGTCCAATTTTTTACCGCTCCGCCGTCGTAAATAATCATATTGGTAAATGTCTTATCAAACGTAACAATCCTGAGTAAGTCATTTTCATCGATTCTTGCGTTTCCGCCGGCTATCCCGGCGCACATTCCAATTACTGTACGATATGTCGCATTAGATGGCGCTTTCTGAATCTGAAAGTCCGCATTTGGGAACATTGCATCTCCAAGAGTGATTCCACATTGCTGACAGCATTCTGAGAGCAGTTCCTTGACTGTGCAAGGAAAAGACAGATTAGAATCATATGTCTTATCAGCGTTGTGCATTTTATCTAAGAGAGAAAGACTTATTTCGCTTGCCGTTGCAGGCTTTTTCGATACAATATAAGTACCTCTCTTTATAGTTTCTATCCTGTCTGATAACTGCACATTGAGAAAAATAACAAACCTTGCGGCATTAAAATTATATCCGTCAAAGCGTCCATCATCATTTACTAATGATAAACTTGCTGTTTTTTCGATTGCCACGCCCACTGGGAAGTCCCCAGAGTCTGCTGAATCTACAAGACTATTTCCAGACAAGTAAAAGTCTTTTTTGCCTAATTTAAGAGTTGTACCATTTGACAATGTAACATTTGCTGTCACGTAATAATTTCTATTTGTAATAGATTCTTTTTTTAACTGAGTAGATACATCTATCAAATCGGTTCAATCCTCCTCACATTAATAGACAAATCCGTCCACTTTTCTTCCCCGTCTTTTAGAGTTTGCGCAGCCATGTTAAAATTTGACGCATAGAATGTTCTGTCTATCCATCTTTCCGGAACAGTTGGGTCTTTATGGTGGAATGTGAATTTACTTTTGTTAAGCATAGCATTTAATATGGTTGCTATTTCAATCCACGTAAGTTCGCCCCATTGCATGTCGTACCCACCAATCGTTCCCATTGGCGTATTATGCATAATTAAATCCTGACTTCTTTTAGAGTCTTCTGTAGAAGTGGTTGCGAACACCGGCTTGTAACTGTCCGGTGCTCTTATAACAACATTGTCTATTTTAAATTGTTCCTGCGCCATATTCTTCTCCTTATGCTAACTCAAATGGGTTCTTCCCGTTTCGATTTCTTCTCATTTCAGCTTCACTGATAATAATATCTAGCAATTTCCTGCCAGATGCATTAACTGTAACATTGTAGGTATTTCCATCTCCCTGTCCTTTTCCTGACTCTTCCCGGACGATCTGTCGCAGTAAGCTTTCCGGCATTTCCAGGTTATTTCCTTTCTTTTGATCTCCTAATACTGCAAGAAATTCACTCCGCGGTGGAATAACTGCACCGCTGGCCAGATACGGAATAGTCCCGACACGCGGGAACGTTGCGTGGAACCCGATTCTCTTTGTTCCGAATGGTGTAGGTACATTCCATGGACCAAAAGAAAATGCTGATTCAATTCCACCAATTGCGTTGTTGATTACTCCGATTGCATTATTAACGATATTAATTGCCTGATTAATTGGCCTTTTAATAAAGTCCACGATACCTTCAAATGCTGATTTGACCGCATCTCTGGCAGCATTAAACTTATCAGTAATAGCAGTTTTTATTGCTTCAACTTTGTTAGACACAAAAGTAGTAACGCTTTCCCATGTTCGAGATGTCTTGTCTTTTATTTTGTCCCAAACGCCTGTAACCTTAGTTTTGATTGCGTCAAACACTGTCTTTGCTGTGGTTTTGAGAGCACTCCATAAATTAGAAAGCGTTTTTTTAATGGCATTCCAGACTGTTGAAGTCGCTGTCTTGATTGCGTTCCAGGCAGTGCTAATGACGGTTTTTATTATTTTAAGTGCGCCTTTCGTCACAGTTTTAATTACGTCCCATGTGCCAGTTATAATGTCTTTAATAAGATTCCATATTCCATCTGCAATCTCTTTTATTCCTTGCCAAGCCAGTTCCCAGTCTCCCGTAAAAACGCCTACAAGGAAATCAATGATTCCGCTCAGAGTGTCTGCTACATCACCAATAATTTTAATTAATGATTTTATGACTTTGATTGCCACAGTGCCTACAACGTCAATTATTTCTGCCACAACCGGAAGTAAATTCGCGATTATCCAGTTAATTAAAGGCACTAACACCGACTCCCACAGAAGCTTCAGAGAATCAATGAGTTTTCCGAGGAATGTTTCTATCTTTAAAATCGCGTCCCCTAATGGTCCCTCTAACAGCCCTTTGATTTGTTCCGCCAGTCCTTGTAGCACCGGAAGAATGTATGTGTTATATCCGGTTATCAGAGTTTCAAATATGCTTGATAGTCCATCTGCTATAGAATCAAAGAACGGCTTTACGTGTTCATCATATAACCTCGATATTGCGTCACTAAGGTTTTGAACAACTGTTAAGACCCCGCTTGTTACGGTCTCTATTACTCCGAGGCTACCCTCGATTGCTGACTTTAAAATGTCCTTGTTGTCGATAAAAGGCTGTGCAATCATGTTCAGGATATCTCTGCCAAGTTTTGCAGCCGTTTCTGTAAGAACCATTCCGATTTCAGCAAAGATTCCTATTAAATCTGCTGTAATCTGCTGCGCAGTTTCTCCACCAAAAACTGAGAAAACATCAGCGAAAGCAACTGCAAGATTTCCCGCGATTTGTGAAATTTCGGCACCGATGTTGAACATATCTATCAGATAGTTCTTTATTCTTTGCGTGTTCTGCTTTAAAAACTTTTCAATTCCGCCTATAATGTTTTGCGCAATTGTTAATCCGATTCTGGCAAATGAGCCAGCAACTTGTCCAATTGCATATGCAAATGAATCTAAAAAATTATTTGCTGCTTTGGTAACTTCTGGGTCAGTGAAGATATCCTTTAAAGATTTCCATATGGAATCGAGATCTTTCTTTATTTCGTCAAAAATTGGCTCGTAATCTCCTAATCCATCCCAGAATCCTTTTGCGATTAACTTGGCCAGCTGTTTAAACCTGTCAATTATCTTCTTTAGTGGTTTTGACATTTTGTCAAGAACTGTCTCGCCCTCTGCTATCTTTCCATAATCAACATTTTGAACAGCGCCTTTCATTTGATCTAAAAGCCCGCCAGTTGCGCTCGGCGTTTTTGACGATGAATCCGTACTTTTGTCCGTTGAATAATTATTTATTTCATCCAAAGGACTAAGGTATCCCTTTGCCGCCTTAGTGGCTTTCTTAGTTGCATCCGCTGTATTATTTGTCGCATCTGCCAGTTTTTTAGCATTATCGGCAGCTTCTCCGTATTGATCGGCTGTGTCGGCTATTGCATCCGTTCCGGCAAGGCCTGCGCCACTCGCACCTGTTTGTCCAGAAGACTTCTTTCCAGTAATCAATTCCGTAAAACTTTTGAAAGCATTTGCCAATGTTGCCAGTTTACCGAGTAGAATATTGATTACTTTCAGAACAGGCGTGAAAATATTAATCAATCCCTGTCCAACTGTCGCCTTGAGAGATTGCAGCTGTAACTGCATCACTCGCACCTGGTTCGCCCAACTGTCAGATGTTCGGATGAAATCACCAGATGCGGCAGACAACTGTTTCTGTACAAAAGCCAGACGGAGAGCCACTTTCTCCTGCTCTGTCATTTCAGATGTGGTTTTGCCATAGCCATTTGCAAGCGCATACTGGTCAAGTGCTGACTGGGTCATTACCACGCCAAGATCTTTTAGTGTTTCCGTTTCACCCGTAAATACTGATTTCAGCTTGATATAAGCCAAGTCCTGACTGATGTTATAGAATGATGCTACATCACCGGTCAGCTGTGTCAGAGCCGTTGACATATCATAAGCCTGTGCTTCTGAAAAGCCGAACGACTTAGACATTGCTCCGAACGTACCAACATACTGTTTTGCCATCGTCTCTGACAGCCCGGCTGAGGTCATAGCGTTCTTTGCGAATTCATTAACCTTATCCGACATGGTTGTAAATGTAACATCGACCACGTTTTGCACTTCTGCCAGATTAGAACCAAGTTCTACACACTCTTTTCCAAACTGGGTCAATTTCCCAATTGCGAATGCTCCGCCAATCAGTATGCCTATTTTTTTTACTACGCTGCCAAGTCCGTTAAAAGACTGTCTGATTGCTGATACACCGTTCTGGACACCGGTTGTATCCATTCTGGTATCAATAATGACTGAGCCATCAG